AACCGGCAGACGACCGGTGGTGAGTTCCAGATGCTCGACAAGGACGGCACCCTGATCGGCACGGGTGCGATGGGCGGCACTTCTGACCGCTACCAGTTGTCGACCTGGGGGTCGGACGGTGGTGCCTATGTGGCGACCACGACACCGGACAACGAGGTGGTCGTCCAGAGACTCAATACGAGCGTCGATCCGAACACCGATCAACCCACCGTCGTTTGGACTACCGCGAATCTGAACCAGTCGCGGGTGCCCATCAAGTCCGCTGCCCAGGGATACAGACCTGTTCGCGGGATGTACGTCTGGGGGGACACGCTTTACGTCTGGATTGGATCTCTCGACATCGCGGGCAATTCTGCGGCGGAGGCGATCTACCGTTTCGACACGAGCACCGGGGTGCTGCGAGACGGCACCGGCAACAACACATACTGGATTCGTAACTTTGGTGGGGCAAGCACGGGAAAGTTCCACGCCAGTGACATCGCGGACACCCATTACGCATACAACAACCTGATGTCGATCGGTCGCAACCGGATGGCGCTGCTGACCTTCAACGGTCAAGGTGGCGACACCGGCGCGGATAACATATCAGCGGCGGTCGCCCACTCGGTCGGCGCGGCTGGAATGGAAACCGCCCTGGAGAGTCTCTCTGGCATCTCCAGCGGTGACGTATCGACGACCCTAGGACCTCTCTCGGGTCGAGGCATCATGGTCGAGTTCACAGGTGCCCTGGGGAAGCGCAACGTCCCACCCTTGGCGATCGACACGGCGGGTGTCGCCCAGGAGTTCACCATCACCTGTGCGGCGGACACGGGCGACCCTGGTTACAATGGTCGCTATTTCAACATCTACGATGGATCGAACAACAAGTACACGGTCTGGTTCAAGACCGGACGAACCGAGGCGGCAATCGCTGCGGGAGGACTGACCAGTCTGTACAAGGCGATCAAGGTCACCATCGCGACCGGTGCCGCGAACACGGCGGTCGCCTCTGCAATTCAGACAGCAATCAACGCGGATTCCGCATTCACCGCGACCGTGGACTCGAACGTCGTCACCGTGACTAACGCCGCTGCGGGGGATGCGACAGACCCCGCGCTCGGCGACGTGAACACGGTTACGGCATTTATTGCGTTCAACACGGGCACCCAGGGCATCACTGGTCTCCAGGCAAGAGACGAAGTCCAGCAACCGCGAATGAAGGGCGGTCCGCAATACGGCACCGTCACGGCGGCATTCGAGCATGGCGGCGGCACACAGACCACCGGGACGATTCCTTACGACGCCAGTTCGGACGTCGTCCAGGGTCGCCTGGAGGCATTGTCGAACGTCGTCGCGACGGTCAACCAGAAACAGACACTGTACAGCGAGTCGTCTGCCGGTGTGCATTACACAGTCTTCTGGTATCCGGCGACCACACTGACCAACGACATCAACAACATCGTCACCGCTAATATTGTGGTGGGTGGAACGACCGGGACGATTGGCGGCGAAGAAGTCTACGACATGGACGATGCGAATGCCGGAAGTGCCTCCAAGCAGATCATGATCGATGACGAGGTCATGACAATCACTGCCGTCAATGATGGTGCGGGTACGATCAATGTCACCAGGGCGGCAACCAAAGACACCCAACTCAGCAACGCAACAAGCGAGACCGCCACGGGCAATCCTGGCGACCAATCGGCAACTGTCGCCCAACCTCATTCCGCCGGGACGCAGATTTATCTCAAGCAGACCGGAGACATCGGGACCGGATTCGGCACGAACTACAACGAGACCGACACGACTCTCAAGACCGACCTGGAGAAGTTTCAGGGAATCCAAGCTGCTCAGGATCAGAAACAGAGCATATTGCATAACGCAGTTGCTGGGTCATTCAAGATTGAGTGGAAGGGTGTCCGCTCTGCTGCGATTGCGTACAACGCGAGTTCCGCCACTGTTGACACTGCGCTGGAGGGAATGTCGAACATCCCGTCTGGCGAGGTTGCGGTCGTGGGTAGTTGGGGCAGCGGCAAGGTCGTCACGTTTTCGGGAACCCTGGGGGGGACCGACCACCCGAAAATGAGGATGGTCGAGGAGACCGATGATTTCCTCGCCAGTGGTGGTGCGGCACTGTCTGCGACAAGCGGGATCACCATCACCGTGGAGGGGCGGGGTGATGATGTCGCGGTGACCGGCGACAGGTTGAACACAGAGGGCGACCCCCTAGTCGTCGAGTTCAAAGGGAAGTTCGCCGGGGAGACCCTGCCTCTCTTGGAGCGGTCCCAGGTTGGTATCACCAGCACCGACACCGATCATCTGAATGTCATCGAGTCGGTCGCGGCGGCAATCCCTGATGTCAACGTGACCGGAGGATGGGATTTCCCATCGACGAATGAGACTCTGCTGAACGAGGCACTCGACGCGACCGAGACGGAGGTTGATGTCGATTCTGCCGCCAACATGAAGGCGAACGACGTTATCTACGTCGGGGTGAGTACCTACGAACGCCAGGAGTTCATGCGGATCACCAGCATCAGCAGCAACACCCTGACGGTTGAAAGAGGATTCGCTGACACCGTCGCTACCACACACTTGGATAACGCCGAGGTGTACTTGAAGCAGACAGACCTCAACTTCAATTTCCAGGGGACGAAGGCGGCTACCGCACTGAACAAGATGACGTTCACCGATTCGGGACTCACGGTCGCCGCCGATACTGAGGTCAAGAACGTCAAGGTGACAGAGGGTGCCGCAGCGAGCGCCACCGTCTCGGTCAACGTCAATGGGTCCAGTAATTACAACGAAAAACAGTTGCTATCAGTGACCGGCGGCGGGGGCAGTGTGCGGGTTGCATTCAATGCCGAAACGGTTCTCCAGATCCTGGACCTGGATACCGGGGACACCCGGTCGACCACCACCCTGCAACCGTACGGCACTACCACAAACAACGGTTACGATATCGTCGCGGACCGGTTCGGCGATTTCTACACCGTCAGTTATGTCAATGGACTGTTGGCGGGCGGGGACAAGTTCGCCGTCTGCAAAACAACCAACGACGGCGCGTTGACCTGGACGGTCCTCTCGGACGGCACGACCAGGGGGATCACCTACGACAACCTGAACGACCGAGTCGCGGTCGTCGGCGGGAACGCGGCGGGCACCGAGGGCAGTTTCGTCCTGCTCAACCCGGCAAACGGGTCAGTGACGCACACCCTCTATCCGTACGAAGACACGATCGATCCCGACACCGGGTTTCCGTACAACATCACGCAGTGGCACAACGTCCACGCGGATCACCTGGGCGGATTCACCCTGCTGCGAAACGCCAGCACCGACAACATTGCGAGGTTGACCAGCGCCTCCACTCCCCTGGAAGAATCACTCGTCAGTTCAGGATCGTCACCGGCATACGGTGCATCGGTCGCCAGCGTCCTGGCGCTGAATCCCGAGAACTCCCTGGCAGTTCGGCAGATCCAGTCCTTTGCAATCGCCGGGGGCACGTTCAGAGAGTTCCGCGCGAAGGAGCAGTACCAGTCCCTGCCCGTCGATACCTGGGTCGACGTGACCGGCGGCGAGAATGCCTTCCGCGCGGACATGACCATCTTCAGCGCCCAGTTGGGGCAGGACGTGTTCTTTGTCGACGGCACGTCCATCAAGTACTACGACGCCTCGACCGCGGCGATCGTGACCTGGACCCCATCTGCCGGATCACTGCCGGTGGACTCCAACAGCAACCGTGCGAGACTGATTGCGACCTATCGCGGCAGGATTGTTCTGAGCGGTCTGAAGGGAGACCCGGCGAACTTCTTTATGTCCGCGGTCGGTAATGCTCTCGATTGGGATTACGGTGTCTCGCCACAGACCGAGACCATGGCGGTTGCCGGTGGTGCCTCATCCGCAGGGAAGAGTCCCGACAAGATCAACTGCCTGATCCCGATGTCGGATGAAGTACTGATCCTGGGCGGAGACCATTCGGTCTTCGCACTCCGCGGCGACATCGCTGCCGAGGGTGGGCGGATTGATCTTATGTCCGACCAGACCGGGACCGCCTGGGGGCAGGGCGCATTCTGCAAAGACCCGTACGGTCAGTTCTTTGTCTTTGGCAGCATGGGCGGGGTCTACGGGGGTCGCCTGGGTGGAGAGGTCACCAAGATCTCAACTCCCGCGGTCGAAGAGAGGATGGCGACCACCATTGATCTAAACAAGCACCTGATCAACATGGTGTGGAACGAGCGGGAACACGGTTTTCATCTGTTCGTAACTCCCCTGAGATTTGGTGTCGATTCGACCACTCCCGAGAAGCAGACGCATTACTTCTACGACGCCAGGAATCAGTCCTGGTGGATCGATACGTTCGCGAACAACAACCACCAACCCAGGTGTGTGCATATGTTCGACGGGGACGACCCGAACGACCGGGCGCTGCTG